AAATGATGGTTGAAAGTATGGTAATATCTGTTCTATGATTTGTAGTGCATCATCGTTTAATTTAACAAGAATATTTAATTCAAAACCAAGATTATATGGTACTGGCATGAATACTTTTCTTAAATTATTTCCATCAGATGCTTTAAATGTTTGTGTTATTCCACCCTTTCTTGTTGCATCATATGCAATATTTGTTGTTTCAAATGACATTCTTGGTAATGTTATTTGAGTTGCACGATTTAAATCTGGTTGTTGTTCAATTCTTGCTAGGAATTTTTGCATAGGACCGTAAGCAAGCGGAACTCTCATATCACTTGATTCTTTACCCGCACTATCTCGATGACGGATATGAATATCATTAAAAATTGTACCAAAAGAAATTATAGTCTTTCTGAGTATTTCGTGATAATAGTATTGTCCTAACATTAGAATGTACCGAATGGATTACCTTCTGAAAAATCTATTAAATCATCTGCTTCAGTTTCGATGATTTCGTTTGATTCAAAAGTTGTGTCTTGATTTTGTTCGTTAAAGAAGTCTAAAGCATAATTTGACATTACAGAAGATCCGAATGAAACTATAGTAGTGACACCAGTAGTATTTAACGAAGGTGTGCTTATAGTAATTGTTCCTGCACCAATACTTGTAACAGTTGTACCAGTTCCTAGAACAATAGTCTGTCCGAATTGTATTTGATTTAATTCCTGATTTAAAGATATGCTTGAAGTATTGATACCAGTAAATATTGTTGTTGTAATACCAATTGTTGCTGTAGTTGTAATATCTACATTAAAGAATGTTGATTCAGTTGCCTGAATAATTTCACCAGGTATAAATGCTGCCATTGTTGTTCCAATACCAACATTAGATATTTTTAAAATACGAGTATCTGTATCCCATTCTTTTACTCTTGCTTTAACTCCTGATGATACACCTCTAACAATTTCACCTCTTTCAAAATTACCAACTCCCTGTATTGTTGTAGGACTTGAAATTATAATTGTAGGTTGTTGTGTATATCCAATCCCAGCATTTTTTAATAAGATATCAGATATTGTATTATCTGCAAGTAAATTTACTTCCGCTATAGCTGGTGATGTACTTGCTCCGACTATAGAAACTGTAGGTGTTGCAGCATATCCAACACCATTGTTTGTAAGTAAGAAATCAATAATACCGAAGTTTGATTGTTCAACAGCAGCAGTTGCAGCAGCACCTACACCACCTCCACCTGTAATTGTAACTAATGGTGGAGTAGTATATCCAGCACCAGCATTTGTAAGTAATATTCTTTCAATTGAGAATATACCTGCTCTTGTTGTTGTGATTGCAACTGCAGTTGCGTTTACGTTACCTGG